TGAGCAAACTTTTGTATTTGAGCAGATGATACCCTTCTCTTTTCAGTAATATGTTGTTTAAATGATTTCACTATTTTTTACCTTCTTCTTTATTTACTTCAACAGAGTTAACTTCTTTACCTGTATCAGTTTTTTCTTTTTTCATTTTCTTACCAGACTTAATCATTTTATCTTTATCTTTACCGTGATTTTCGTGATTTGCCTCAGTAACAATTTCTAAATCAGAAGTTGGAACTTTCTTTTCAATTCCGTGTTGGAACCATACATCATACCATTCAATTAAACCTTTATCGTCTGGGTCAGCATGCATTGAAAAGATTGTATTACCTTTACCCCATTTTTCGTGTACTACATTTTTAGCACACAGATGCTGTGAATTAGCAGGATTAGGTGAATTAGAAATATCTTCTTTTACTTTCTTTTCATCTAATTGTTCTTTTTCTTCTTCTTTTTGAACAGATTCACCCCAAACTTTTTGAAGTGCATCTTTCATAGAAGAAACTTTAAAATAAGAGTTTTCTGATTTCATATTTTCTTTCATAGTTTCCTCAACTTCCTTTACTTTATATTTTTTACCAGCAACAACCATTTCGTCATCACCGTTATCTCTGGCTTGTTTCAATGCCATAGTGAAAGCATTACCTTCTTTTTCCATAGCTTTTGAAATTGCTTTTCTTCTTTTAACCAGATATTTATCTGAAGAATCAACATCTCCATCATTATCAATATCTTTATCTTTTCTATCATCAAAATCTTTTTTAAGAGCCTTCTTATTAACTGGGTCAACAGCCTCTAAAACAGCTTCTTCAAGACTACCATTTTTATGTTTTAAATAAGTCATTTTTTATTCTCCATCATGCCAATATGTTTGGCAATTCTTTTTGATTGACCTAGATGCATTTTAGAAGCACCCTCAAGTTCTTTAACCATTTTTTTTAAATCTTCTAAGTCACCTTCAGCTTCAGTAATCACCTCTTCAGTAACAGGATTTAAAATATAATCTCTCATCTTATTCATACTATTAGATGCAACTGCTAATTTATTAGTCCACCAACTTGGTAGTTCTTGTTCACTCATAGAATTAAGTTTATTCATAATCTCATTTGCATCTTCAATAACTGTTTTACATTGTCTAATAGCGGAAGGAACATCTTCGTGTCCGTCTTCTTTCATTTCAACAGATTCTTTTTTAGCCATCTTAGTTGCAGTGGCCATTTTAACAGACATCCAATCTTTACCATATCTATCTTTAAATTCTTTGTCTGGTAACTCTTTAGCTATCTCTTCTCTTCGTTTAAGTTCTTTTTTAGTAAGTTCTCTTTCTTTAACTTGCTTATAAGCCTCAAACATATTTTGTCTATAATTACTCATTAGTTATCTACCTTTGCTCCAGCTCTCCATTGATAACAAGACCAATATCGTGCTTTTGTTTTTGGGCCAGGATTATCACAATTATGTCTGGCTCTAAATGACTTTCTTCTTTCAGGACTATCTCTCTTGATATCCATATTAGGATCACCAAAAGTTACTTTAACGACATTTCCCTTTTCATTTTTCACATAAACACCAAATTTTTTACCACTTCCAGATGGTAATCTAAATGGGTCATTTAATTTAACTTTACGACCTTGATACTCAGATTCTACAATCTCAAGTTTCTCTATATATTTATTATCTTGACTATCTTCAAGCTTGTTTAACATTCTATCATAAGTTTCTTTGAGTCTTTCTTCCCAATCTTTTTTGTATCTGTCTTGATACTCTTTTCTAGTAGACTCCCTTTCAAACCAGTCTTTGATGTTTTGTTTACTTGCTTTCTTTTTAAGGGCCTGATTATAGTTCTGGCCTGGTGTAACTGAAAAAGTGTGTTTAGCATAATCTTGTCCTATCTCATAAGCTTCTTTTTTGCCTCTGACTTGTTTTGCCAAGTCTTTATCTGCACCACCCCAAGTTCCACTTGACTTAGTTACAAAACTGTTAACTCTAGCAAATGCCCATTGTTGTGGTGTTGTTCCTGGTCTATGTCCAGTTTTCCAAGCAGCCATACCTCTATCATATACTTTTTTAAGAATGCCATAAGGCATACCTGACTTCTCTGCTTTCTTAACTAGACCATCAATCTTTTCTTGAATATTCTCTTCACCTTTTGCTCTTTTCATTTGAGCTGGTGTTGGTGCACCCTTTTCACCTGGTTTTCTCATTCTCTCACCAGAACCTCTTTTTATTCTTTGTCTTTTCTTATGAATGTTTGCCCATAGACTCTCATTCTCAACTTCACCAAACATCTGTTTAAACTTCTTTGTATGTTTAGAAGGTTTAGTTTTTGCATTAGCATCACCTGGTGCTGGTTTGTAATTTGAATCAGTATCATCATCTTTTTTACCATACTTTGCGAAGTGTCTTGCACGAGCCTGTTTTGTTGACTTAGCCATATCGTCACCTTCTGCATCTTTTGCATAATACTTAGCAGGTTGTGTACCTTCTCTATCTTTAATATCTTTATCTTGTTTTACATCTTGTTTTTCTTTTTCTTTTTTCTCTCTTATGTGATACAAGAATGCTTTATATACTTTACCGTCTTCAGCATACTGTACATAATTTGTTCCTCTACGAACAACTTTACCAGATGTACCATCATCAATATTTTCAACTAAATCACCAATCTGATATAATACACCTCTAATATATAAATCTCTTTCTATTTGTGCTTCAGAATAAGTAGAGTTTTCTCTTAGACCCATACCTTTACGCACATCTTTAAATAACTTGTTTCCATTTTTAAATGACATTGGTAACCCCTTTTTAAAACTTTCGTAATCATTATTAGAAGCTGCAGCTCTCATTTTTGATGCAGACATTCCAGTTACGCCTTCTGCGTCTGGGTCTCTGTCCCCAGCACTAAAAATTTGTATAGTATCAAAATCATAAAATCCGTGTCTTGCATCTTTTCCATTATATGTTGTCAATAGTTTTTTAAATTCAGCAACTCTATCAGACCCTACAACCATATTCAATTCTTTATAACCTTGTTCGTGAAAGTAAACTGCAATATCTAATACTGTTTTCATATTAGTTGCTAGAATGTTTCTTTTATATCTTGGAAACATATCTCTCATATATGCAACTTTCTTTGCAAATGACAATGGGTCTTTCTTCGGATTTTGTGAGTGAGATGGAAATATATAAAAATCATCACCACCCGCAATTTTTGCTACTTTTTGTATTAACTTTTCGTGACCTGTAGTTGGTGGATTAAATCTACCAAATGTAAATACTACTGCCTCTGTCTTTTCCATAAGTTTCCTAAAAGTAACAGATTCTTTATTCATTTCTTTTGTTTTCTTTTTCATCTTTTCTATGTATTTTCTATAAACAGCAGCTTCGGCTGTTTTACCCATAACTCTTGCTCTTTGTTCCATAGCAATTGCAGCTTGTATTTTATGTGCATGTGTCTTTCCACTATTTTCAATTTTCTTAACACTTGCTTTTGCTGTTTCAACATCTTTAAAACCTAGTCCGTGTATTGTGCCTTTAGGGTTCTCATCAGTATATAAATCAGAATGTTTATCACTACCTGCAGGTTGACCTTTTTTTCTAGGTATTCTAGGTTCTTCAATCATCTTTAACCTCCGTTAAGGGTTCAGTTATATAAGAATCTATATAATTACCATCTTCACCTAGAAACTTTCTAACAGTTGTTTCTTTTGTAAGATATCCATTCTTTTTAGTATAAGTGATGTATTCAGCTTTAATAACACCCTTTTTACTAGCTTCTATATGATCTTTCATTGGTCCGTCTTTTATCATTTTGCTATCACATATGGTCCTGAGTCTTTTGATTCTGCCATAGCGTAAGCAGCCAAAGCATCAACAATCTCGTGTTTTCTATTTCTTAAACTAATTAATCTTCCAATCATATCCATCGCTTTAAATTTACTAAAAACTAAAGATTTATTTTTCTTTGCTGTAATTTTAAATTGTTTTATAAATTCATCTTTGTTTTTAAACTCTCTTTTGTTTTGTGTAACAGCAAGATATGTATTATAACATTCTTCAATAAAATTAGGACTTGGTCTTTGTACATTTCTTGCCAAATCTTTATCACTAAACTTTGGTCTAATTTTTATCAACTCGTTAATTATATTACCTGTTACTTTTCCACCTCGTGCTCTTTTTAGTTGTACTTCACCAGCAAACGCACCAAACAAACCATCATATACTTTCATTGGCATAATAAAGTTTTCTGTGCCATATATAGTGCAATGTTTTGAATCAAAAACACCTTTACGACCATTGTCATAGTTAATCATTCTTATAGGTCTTCTGATGAAACCATCAGTATTTTTTTCTACTAAATCAACTTTACCTGAAGCTTGTTTAAGTGAAATGCCAACACATTGTCTTTTTATATACATTTCTTTTAATTCATTATTCAATTCTGCTAATGAATTATATTGATACCAATCGTGATTTTCAACACCATCTACAGCCCATATATCAGCTGGATTCCATTTATCTGGACCTCTAAACGGTGAAGGTAGTTTTTTATTTAACTTAGAATATGCACCATATAAATTTTTAACAAATGGTGATTGATGATGAAAAACATAACTCTTATTACCTAAAAACGATTTAAGTTTTTGTGCAACAATTATAGACGATTCTACCCATGCATCATTCATAGTTGCAACTTCGTCTAAACTAACTGATATATTGTACTTAGATGCAACAGCAGACATTTCTGCATCATCTAAACTATCGGTTACATCTTTAAATTTTCTTCCGTTATATAGTGCTGCCAAATAAACACATTGGCCACTTTCTACTTTTGCAGTATTCTTTGAACCCCCACCAGAACCAGCACCTCCACCGAATATTGCTGTTTTAATGATGTCATTTAATCTAAGTTCATCACCATCTGATGTTATGAAAATCTTTTTGTAATTTTTACCGTCTTTAAATGCATTTTGAAAATCATTCATATCAAATGCATTTCTATCTTGGTCATTGATCCAATTTAATACCACATTACCTTTTTTAGTTTCTAACTTACTTCCGCTCACTATTGCCTTTTTTAATATTTCAGACCTTTGAACACCTGCAAGTTGTTTATTCATAGTATCTATGTTTAATGTGGCTTCATTAATGTATGTCTTAAAGTTTATCATTTATCCCACGCCTTTCTAGCTGTAAAGTTATTGAATGAAAATTCCATTCTATCAACTAGTTTAACGGCTTTTCCGTCTTTATCAATAGCGACATAGCCTTCTGGGTTTGTAACTTTGTAACCTTTGTCTGTTCGTATGAAAGTATTAGCAAGTTGTCTTACTGAATTTAACTTTCTAACGATTATATTTTTTGCGTTCACCAGAGCATTTTGGAAAGAAATGACATTTTCTATGTTTCTGATATGTTTTTTAAACTCTCTCAGATACTCTTTCTTATTTCTTTCAATCTTATCCTTGGCACCTGATGTTTTAACTTTGTCCTGAAGCTTCTTAAAATGATTTTCAATATGAGTCAGATAGCCATCTGCATGTTTTCTCACATTCGTTACTGTTTGTCCTTGTCTTACAGAAATATTATTGTAAGTTTTTAGACTTGCTCCAGCCAAGTTACCTGTGAATGAATTTTGTAGTCTTATAAATTTTTCTAATAATGAAGAATTTATTCTTCTAAAAATACTACCGGCCTCAGATAATACAGAAGTTATTTTTTCTGTTTCTGATTTAGTGAACTTTGCTCTACCAGATACATCTTTATAAGTAGCATCATCCATCCATACACTACTTATTCTTTTTAATCCTTTTATATCAACACCAAAGGATGCTTTCATATCTGCCAGGTTTTCACCTGAATAGGTTGTGTGCCATACAACTCCAATTTTTGCTTGAGTGAATTGTCTAGCAAGTTCACTACCCACAGGTGCAGCATACACGATAGTATTAGGCTGAAAAGAAATAAAATCTTGTTCATCTATTTTCTCCTTTTTCAAATCACCAGATGTAAACATTAAATCACCTTGTATTACACCTTTGATTCCAAGTTTTTTAAATTCTTTTAATGCAATCGCAAACTTCTCTTTCAAAGAACCCGATACATCTATCTCAGATTCTTTTTTATAAAGTTTTGGATTTACATTAAATACTGATTTTTTAGCAACGAAAAATTGACCATCTGATGGGTCTATGCCAGCAAAGATTGCAGGTGCACCATCCCATTTAACTGTCATATTGACAGAACCAGATGATGTGCCAGCAAGCATATCTCTTAATGATTGAATGAAGTTTATAGAAGCACGACCACCAGTGATACCATAATTAAGTATCTCATCTTCTATATGTTCAAGGTGTAAATTTTTACCACCCTTATCTTCTAATAAGAATTCTTTGAATGTTAACATAGTTCAACTTTTCCATTTCTGTATATACTATATTTATAAAAGGAACTATTGTCAAGTGGATTCGTAAAT